TACCAATCCAATCGTGGTTGAGATTGGTCACTCGTCTGAGACAGCATCGGTACCAGTTGCAACAATCGGTGATGTGGATACCACAGTTGGTTCCGATGTCGTCGCCCTAGCTGCTGCAAATATGGTGAGTGACGTAGGGACTATGGCTTCGCAATGGGAGATGGCATCGAATAGTGCCTCAACCATGACAACAGTGGATGCTGGTACTGATATCGAAGCTCAATCCTGTGCAGGTTTTCTAGTGGGGGGCGATGTCAACGGGGGAATCGTCGAGAACCAGGTAATCAATGGAGCGCCAGTCATCGCGTCTGATGTCAACGGCAGCACAGTTGAAGCCTCACTGATGGCATACGCACTCAGTGATTCGGGAGCAATCGATGAGATAACGGGAGTTGTAGCAGGTGTCGCTAGTACGGATTTGGGAGCGGCTACAGATATAGCGTCACTTCAAAGACTTCTGCCTGTCACCACTGATGTCAACGGTGCCACAATTGAGACAGCTACGGTCGCCAAAGCTGGTCTGCTGGTTAGTGATGTTGGCAGAACTAGTGAGTCTACCACGCTACGTGCTCTTGTGTACTCGACTGACATCGGGCACGGTGACGACACGGCGAGTTTCATCTGGAAGCAAATTATCCCATGGAAACCGGGGAGAATCATGAAAAGGACACGTGGAGAGGTTTTCAAGCCTACCCCCGGAGAGACTGAAATCCCCGGTGAATGGGTAGGGCGCATTGTCAAGACTAGTGTGGGAAGCGTGAACAAGCGTACTAGGGGGACTGTGACGAAACTCACGACTGGCAGGACTCAGAAATGATCGTCTCGTTCAAAGATTACGAGCTGATTCCCCGCTATGACAACAAGCGGTGGACTCAACTCAAAATCAACGAAGGATCAGCAGAAGCAGGGCCATGGAATCTGATTGATACGCAGAACATTGACCCATTGGCGATTGATCCTACCGATCCTGAGCCTATCTTCTTCACTACTGAGAAGGCGACTCTTGCTGTTGGGGTGGGTTGGTATCGTGTTGATCTTGTGGATGAGGATGGTAACACGGTTCAAACCGACCCGGTGTTCAATGCGGCGCCTATCGAAATCATGGCGACGCTGGATGATGTCAATGCACATCTTGATGGTGAGGTAATCGAGGCTACTGCTGATAACACCGATTTGATCCAAGTGTCGGTTGCACGGATCATTCGTGGTTATCTCAGTAGCGTCGTGGATCAGACTACACTGATGGCATGGCAGACACCGGATACGACGCCCGACATCATCCGTGAGATTGCTTCGATGCTGATTGCAGCTTACTTGTATTTCCAGCTCTCAGCGCGAACATCGCTCACCATCGACGACACAAACTTCGCACAGCGTCTATACGATCAGGCTATCGCTCTGCTAGATAAGATCGTAGCAGGCGATATTGTCATTGACACCGGAGGTACTGGCCCTGCTCCGCCTGACCCAGTATCCGCTCTAACTGGTGATGATTACTTCCCGGTAGATGCTACAGACAGAGCGTTCACAGTAGGAATGGAGTTGTGATGGTCAGCTTTCGTGTAACGGATTACGGTACTCCAGAGATCCTCGCTGACAAGATGTTCAAAAGTGGCGAGCGAGCCTTGAACATCATACCCATCTCAACTGCCATCGCCTTTAATATGATGGAGATTACTTACAGGAATTTCACTAGTGAGGGTCGTAGAGGCGGTGGGTCGTGGAAGCGTCTGGCTGATAGCACTGTCGCCAAGAAAGGTCATTCACAGATTCTTGTGGATACGGGCGATCTACAGGAGAGTGTCACAAGACCGGATGCTCAGTGGCAGATACTCGATTACACATCTAACGGGTTTCAGTTTGGAACTCAAAGACCATGGGCTTTCGTACATCAGTATGGATCTAGCAAACCCGGTAGACCGAGGATTCCTGCGCGTCCGTTTCTTCGTTTTCTTCCATCGGATGAGGCGAGATGGCGCAATGAGATTGCTGCCTATATTCTCCGTCCATTCACGATGAGCAACATTCCGACGTGGCAAAGTGAGTAGCCATCAGGGAACAGATGTCGTTGTAACGGCTGAACAGGCGGGAGTAACTGTTGCCAGCGCACCAAGTGTTGCTGCTCAATTTGGTCGGATTCTCGTTCCTTCACAAATCGAGGAAGCTGTGACAGCGACGCTGCAAAAGTGGTTCCCCACTTATCTCGCAGAGATTGCACGTCAGATGAACGTTAACCGTAACATCTTCCCACAGCCGCAGAACTACACAAGCCGCAATAGCTTCGATGCTGAATCAGGAGAGAAGCTTCCGAAAGTTGTTGTGGTTGCTCCTGGTTTGCAAGATCCTCCTACTCGCGTGGGTGGAGGACTCTATACGGCAAGATGGAGACTTGGGGTAGGTGTAGCTGCTGCCGGAAAGGATGAGCAATCATCGAATCTGAGAGTTAAGGCTTATGGAGCCGCTGCACGAACTATCCTTCCCCAACAACAAGCTGATGTTGATGCAGCTTTAGGTGGAGGCATAGTGCAGATCATGTGGATCAACGAGACATACGATGATCTGCCCCAAATTGCCAATCAACACCAGTTGTTTAAAGCTGCGAGTCTCTGGTTCTTCGTAGATGTCGAGAACGTCATGAGTCACTGGAAAGGCCCAGAGGCTCCGCTGGTTGATGCTCCACCGGACTACACAGAAGTACAAGATGTCATCATTGATGTCCAGCAAATGGGGTAACACATGGCTAGCAGAGGATCGAAGTCGTCGTCTACGTCCTACAGATTTGTAGGACAACATGCCCAGGAGTTCTTTCTCAGTGATGGTTCTTGTCTCTGGGTTGGCCCTGGTGAGTACATCACACTGTCTGACGCGGATCTTGATGATCCGTCGAATGCAGAGTTCAAAGATCTTCTGATTGATGCTACGGGTGTCGTAGTTGCTGAGGCTGTAGCGGAAGCTGCGCCTGAGCCTGTTGCAACTATCGTACCCGCCGAGAATGGAGGGGAGGTTAAGACGTAAATGCCAGGTAGACCTGGAGTCAGCGTAAGTCTGCTAGACCAAGCTACACCAGTATCAGTGTCTGTCGATACAGGTACTTGGTTTGCAGCAGGTACTACGGATCGTGGGCCGTCGAATGTTGCGACCCTAATCCAGAGTCTCGATCAGTTCACTACACTGTATGGCGCACGTCAGTCGTACAGTGTGCTTTACGATGCAGTTGAGACTTTCTTCCGTGAAGGCGGTCAGAGAGTCTATATCGGACGTGTTGTAGGCCCAGGTGCAACAAGTGGTTTCATCAACCTGAATGATGCGGGTGCTGCTATTTCTCTAGTTGCAACCGCGCTTGGCCCTGGTGCCTGGTCTGCGAACTACAAGGTTGGTGTCGTTGCTGGTGGTGCTGCCGGTACTTTCCAGATTCAGGTGACTGATCTGAGCAACGTGGTACTGGAGCAATCATCTGATCTGGCTAACCAAGGGGCTGCTGTAGCTTGGAGCCAGTACAGCAGTTACATCAGAATCACGATTGGTGCGAGCGCAAACAATCCTGCGAACGTTGCGCCTGCTGTGATGTCTGCTGGTAACGACCAACGTGCCACTATCACCGATACTGAGTGGGCAAATGCACTGGCTCTGTTCACTCCTGGTCTTGGGCCTGGTCAGGTTAGCGAGCCTGGTAGGACTAGTGCTGTGACTCACGGGCAACTCAAGACACACGCGGAAGCAAATGTTCGGGTGTATCTTGCTGATCTACCAGACTCAGCGACGGTGGCAACACTTCTCTCAAGTGCTGGTGATTCGATCAGTAGGTTCGGAGCGAGCTTCGCACCGTGGGTCGTGATTCCTGGTATCACAGTAGGAACCACGAGAATCATTCCTCCGTCTGCGTTTGTTGCTGGTGTGATTGCTCGTAATGACCCGTCATACGGGACAAACATGCCTGCTGCTGGAAATCTCGGACAGGCTTTGTTCGCAACTGATCTGTCTCAGGTTGATTGGTCGGATGCCAACAGAACCACGCTGAACAGTGGTGCCGTGAACGTCATTCGTAGGCTGTATGGCGGTGTTCGCATCTACGGTTGGCGTTCACTAGTAAATCCCACAAGTGATCCTTCGTGGGTGGACTTTGGTAATGGCCGGCTTTACATGGATCTGGCGGCTGAGTTGAATCTCGTTGGTGAGAACTTCATGTTCAACGAGATTGATGGTCAGAACGGTACGACAATCAGTGCGTTCCATGATGCTCTGGCTGGTCAGTTGATGGGGCACTACAACGCAGGTGAGTTCTTCGGGGATTCTTCAGCAGATGCCTTTGCTGTCGATACTGGCCCTGCTGTGAATACTCTTCAGACAATTGCCAACAACGAGCTTCACGCTGTTTGTCGTGTCAAGATGGCACCGTTTGCTGAACTGGTTGTCATCCAAATCGTGAAGCGTCAAGTTACTCAGCAGCTATAGGAGGGAGGATAAAACATGGCTGCTCCACAGATTCCGCCTCGCCAAGCTGGTACTCGTCAGGATACCTTCGTTGTTCGCCTGATTGTCCAGGGCAACTCGTTTGGTATTTGGGACAAGAAAACAGGTGGTGAGCTGGATTCCGATGAAGTGAAGTATTACCCTGGAGGCATGAACAAAGTCGTGTCTCTCGGTGGTAGACTCACGCCTGGAAACATCACGTTGCAGAGACTCTACGATAGAGTCGATGACCACGACAGAATCAACACTCTGCTGAACACTGTGGGTAAGGGCAATATCACAGTATCTCAGCGTCCGATGGATCTGAACGGACAACCGTATGGCAAGACGATCTACTGGACTGGTAGGTTGAAGAGAGTGTTGGTTCCTGACGTGGATTCGGAAGCAACATCTGCTGCACTGATCGAAGTGGAAATCTCAACAGATGGAATTCCACAAGCTCAGTAATACTCTCACAATGCCATGAAGAAAGGAGAGAGTCATGGCAGAAGTAGATGAATGGGGAAATGAGATCGTAAGCGACGACTCTACCCCGATTAAGGTCGATGAGTCATCCCCTGTGCAGGGTTTTTCAGAAGGGGGCGATTTCTCGATTGTCGATGTTTTCAGAGAGGAACTGAAAGAACTAGCAGAAGCACGGGACGTATATATCCCGATCAAGGGATACGAAAAGATCAATCTGCAAATTCGATACCACGCTCCTGAAAACGGTAAAGAAATTGCGATAGTTGCTCAGAGGGTTGCACGAGAATTCAAGGATACGTGGTCGCGTAACCTGTATCTGTCGATGGACACGATGATCCATCTCTGCGATGGTTTGTATGTCCAGCCAGAAGGCGTGGAAGAGCCTGTGATGCTTGATCCTGATAACACAGGCTATCCCATGCAATTCGATGAACGTCTTGCTGAGATGATGGGCGCGAATGGTGAGGTTCACAGTGCTCGTCAGGTAGTGAGGAAGCTGTTCGGTAACAACGATATGGCTGTAATCGCCCATGCAGAGCGTCTACAGAGATGGTTGCAGAACACGAAAGCTGACATCGACGCGGAGTTGTGGCAATTGGGGGAATGAGTATGGAGAGCATCAAAGTGGCAGCTCAGTTAGGTGCTCTCGGACTTGATCCAATGAGATTCCTCGAAACTAAAGATGGATTCGAGAGAACTCTCATACTGGTGGTTGCCAAGGAAATTGGCGAAATTAGAGCCAAAATGGATCATAGTCTAGCTGTGGATATCGCCAATCAAGTAGGCAGGTTGTTCAGGTGATGAATAATGCCCTGGGGTAGTCTCAGCGGTGCCCAACAAATCCTAGTTAGACTGTATATGACTGGTGGGCCTCAGTACGAGGCTCAGATGGTCAAGGCTGGTCTAGCTACTAGAGGGATGTCCAGAGATGTTAAGGCTCTAGACAGATCTCTGGCTGGAGCCACAAAGCGCACTTGGGCGCACAACCAAGCCTTGTTCACCTTGCGCCGTTTTACGTTCTACGGTACTTTGGGGATCATTGGGCTAGGGGCTGCTGTCGCTAAGTTGGGATTCAATTACTACAATACGACCGCGCAAGCGCGAGCGGCATTCCAGGGCTTTCTCCCTCCCAAGCAGGTCAAGAAAGAACTAAATGAGTTGTATCTGGTTGCTGCCAGGACTCCATTCGAGTTTCCTGATATTGTCGGTGCAACACGGAGACTCTTGCCATTCATTGGTAATCTGCAAGAAACGAATCAGGTTATCGGTGATATTACCAATTCCCTGTCAGCCGCCGGTTACATCACACCTCAGTACCTAAACAGAGCTACAATCGCTATTGCGCACATGTACACGATTGGAAGATTGACGGGACAAGTTTTGTACAATATGTCCCGCGATAACATTCCAATGCAAAAAGCACTCGAACACGCTTTCAATATGACAGGCGCACAGGTCAGGGATTTGGTGCATAGGGGTCTGGTTCCTGCTCAAGTGGCTGCTGCAGCTTTGCATAAGGAAATGATGCGGCCTGGGTTTAGAGGCGCTGCAATGAGACAAGCTAACCAAACCCTGACGGGTGCATTCTCCACGTTCAAGGATATCCTTGCTATCGGTGCTGGTACGGCTGAGACTGGATTCCTTGAAGGGCTTAGAAAAAAGTTGAAACAGGTTAACATGGCATTGGTACCGCCAGGTAAGAGTCTGGATCAGCTCGATCTGAGTCTCACCCACATAGCTCTCGTTCTGAATAAGCAGTTTTCTCCTAGTACCAATGCCATAATCAACACTTTCATGTTTCTTGAGGGAGTGCTCAAGGGAGTAATTGGGACTTTCTACGTCCTTGCTTGGGTAATAGGAAAACTTCTGTGGCCCTTCGACAAACTTACGGCTGCGTTCGGTCATGCACATGCTGTAATCAAGGATATTGGTATAGTCGTCGGTATTTTGACGGCTCTCATCATTGTCCAAAGAGTCGCTTTTGGTGCAGTCTATACAGCTGTCGAAGCTTACAGAGCGGTATTGCTGGCAACCAAGGTTGTGCTTCGAGCCTTGAATATCATCGAAGCTGAGAATACTGCCATAAAAGGTGGGCAAATTGCAGCATATGAAGCACTAACTGCAAGAAACATGGCTGCGACGGGTGCTGCCGTGAAGAGTCAAGGCGTATTTATGAGGCTCACTCGTCAAATGCTTATCCTTTTTGGCGCGGAAGAGGGCGCTGCTACAGCAATGGCTAGTGTCTGGCTCGGTGTGATTGCTCTAGTCGTTCTCATAATCGGATCGCTTGTGATCCTCTACTTCAAGTGGAAGCCATTCCACGATCTGGTGAACAGGACATTCAAGTGGATATGGACTCATGCCGATCAATTAGCTGCTGCCCTAATCATCGGTTTCGGCCCGATTGGAGTGGCTGCTGGCGGACTTCTTCTGATTGTCAGACATCTCCATCAGATAATTCACTTGATTAAGCAGATCGGAAACATGTGGCACAAGATTCCTCCATGGCTACGACACGCAATAACGTTTGGTATCAAATTTGGCGGCGGTCAGGCTGTCCAAAGCGCGTACTCCGCTACTGGTTTGCGACCAATGGTTAGTGCTGCTAGTGGTGGTGGAGGATTTTGGGGTGCAACGAAACGCTTTGCTGTTGGGCAAGGTGAGTCAATGATCCCGTTCTATGGAATGGGAAAAAAGATTGCAGGATGGTTCCAACAGGGAGGAATTGTACCTGGGCCTATCGGTGCGCCTCAACTGGTTGTAGCTCATGGTGGAGAAAAGGTAACTCCCATCGGTCAAGCACAATGGGATAGAGCCAATGATAGACCTATTCATGTACACGTCATGGTAGACCGCAGAGAAATTGCGGCTGCCGTAGCGAGGGCGAACCAAGACTATGCCTCTAGACGCTAGCAATTACTACATCCTCCATTCTGCCCCAAACGGCCCGTCCGTGATGGTCAGACGTGGAGAAGAAGCTCCCAAGATTACAAGTGGTGGAGCACGGTACGAGACAATTGAAAGGCCACGTCGTACTTCGATGGTTCAGTGGGTTGGAAACGATCCATACAAGATGGATCTATCCATCATGATCGACGGTTGGATGGATAGCAGGAATGTGGAACGTGACATAGCTGCGGTAAATCAGATGTTCCACTCTCCCGCAGACTTGACGCCTCCACGTACTATCACAATCGAGGGTGCTGTGCCGGTTAAGGGGGCTAGGTGGGTCATCGAGGGAATTGATTGGGGAGACAGAACTATCTGGACTACCGATCTTCATGGGAACGGATATCGTCAGCGTCAAGACGCTGTGCTACATCTTTTGCAGATGGTTCCTGAAACGGTACTCCAAAAGCTAACCCCAACCACAGGATTGAAGATTCACAGCGTAAAAACGGGAGAAACTGGTAGAAGTATCGCCAAAAAGCATGGCGTGACTACCGCAGCAATCAAGAAAGCCAACAACAAACGTGACCTCAAGACTCTCAAAACAGGCGATAAGATCAAGATTCCGCCTAGCACGACGGGTACTGGCGAATATGGGCCGTTCCAGCCTTATGGCCCATTCCAGAGTGAACGCAGGTATCATCCGCCACAGTGGGCTTGGGCTATCTGATGGCTAAGCGTCCTTCAAAGACAGTCAGTGCTATTCGGAAGCTGGAGCTTTCGCAGGTCACGCGCGGTGCTGTTCAAAAGGAGATGATGGGCGAAGATGTCGATATCG